TATTGTGTTAACATTATATATTAATTATTAAAATTTCTGCATTATCATATGAATTAATAACACGTAACTCATCTCCTTGAGCTGCATATACACCAAATCCAACAGTTTCAGAAAGTGATTCAGTTTCTGGAATATCTACTTCTTCAATTGTCCAAAAACAGCTAGATGCATATAAATTATTTGTACTTCCAGCTTCAGCTTCTACAACATAAAAATCACCATCAACTAAATCACTTGTATTTAAAACATATGTTAATGATAAAACCGGTGCCGCGTTATCTGAATTTGCAATTGCATCGATTCTAGGATATTCAAATATTCTCCAAAATTTCGGATTATTTCGTAATAGTCGTATAATATTATTAGAATTATTTGGATTCCATGCAACTTGAGCAGTAATAGTAAATTTCAAAGTTTTATTTCTAGAACGTAATAAATCAATAACATTTTGAGTTACCGTATATCCATTTGGTTTAGTTTGATTTTCTCCAGTAAATGGTAGTTGTTTAAATCCTGATGACTCTGTTATCCCATCATTATAATACCATTTAGATGGAAAACTAGTATTTAAAGGTATAAATTCATTTGGCTGATTTTGTGAATCATATGTTATAGGTAATGTATATTCCGTTTTTATCGTATCTTCAAATTCCGGAATTGACAAATCAATATCAACCGGGGGTTCATCAATAACTCGAGTTGTTGCAGGAAATTTAAAATATTGAAATCTAGTATCTAAAACTTTAAGCATTGACGATAAAAATATTTTTGTTGCTACTGGTTCAATGATAAGCAATGGATTTGTGGTTGAATTAGATTCCAATTGTATGTTTCCAGCATCATCCCTAGGAATAATGTTAGAATCATTTGATGTTACAGTTAAGTTGTTTTGGTACTTTATTGCCTGCTGAACTTTTGCTGGATCTAATAATTTATTTATGTTTAATTTTGGTATTAACATTATCTAACTACTTTAAAATATACATCGTCATCAATATACTGTTCTGTAAATCCATCTTCAATTTTGAATTGTAAACGATAATATCGTTCTGGCATAAATCCATTCATATCAATATAGATGTAATTACTAGTATTATCGCAACTTACTTTAGTATAAATATCGTCGTAGGGAATTATGGTCTCATCTGTAGCGGCATCAAGTATTGTATAATATGTAGTTGCTGGCAATCGTTTAACCGTTTGGGTTGGAAATAAATTGGTTGGTGATTTTTGCGGATATTTATCGCGTGTATAAATACGCATTTTAATTATTTCAGTATCTTTATATTCTGATTTTAATTTAGTATATACAGTGTATGATTCTAAATCTGCAGCGGATAATGATGATGAATAAACCGTATCATTCCAATACATTGTTAATTTAGGAACATATATTGTATGGGTATCTCGACTGAAAAAATCTATATAACCAGTAACTGCATCATTTAATTCATCAGCATTTGAAAATTTAAGTAAGAATCCATTATTAGCAATCGATTGACTATTACTTCCACTAACCCATTTTAGAATTAAACTAGAAACATCAATTGACAAATCAGTTGTTTGATAGGAAAATGCCTGCGAACTAGAAAACGATGTGCTCCCCGTGCTGTACAGCCAACTACCACCTTCTCCCGAACCTGATACCCGGATTCCTGATGTGCCTAAATCAATTTGTTGTGAACTTGAAATCCACATTCCACCCGTTTGTGAATCCAATGACCAAGATGCATACGGAGTTGCCCATTGAACGCCATTTGATACAATTGGATTTGATGCTACATATCCCGTACCATTGGTCCACGGTTGACCGGTCATTTGGGCATCAATTGTATATTGAGCTGGTAAATTTTTTGCGTTGCTAGTATATAATTGTAATACGAATTTGGATGAACTAATATTAGTTGCATATTTAGAAACTACACTAGTAACTTCATCCATATCAAATTTAACTAATATTCTAGATTTTTGTAATGTTGAACCATCCGTTCCTAATCGTTTACCAATTTCTAAAATTTCATCTAACCCTGTATTCGTAGTTGGTATACTTTCATAAACAGTAGCATCAGACTCCGGATAAAATATTCTAAACATAATATACTTTTAGTATAAATATAGGCGAATTAATAACTTACTACCCGTCCGCGGATGTCTTGATTTGGATATTTTAATTCAAAAACACTAGGATCCAATGAAGGATACACTATGCCATTGCGAGTTGCAGTGCTTAAATCGTATATATTTCCAGAATAACCAAAATCAGTATCATATAGATTTAATAATTTAACACCAACTACACTTTGAACTCCTTTAACATTGGCCAATGAAGTTGTAATATCTGATTTAATTATTGGTTGATTTATTTGCCATTTTGTAATATCAAACAAAGATCTAACTACATCAACACAACGAAGAAGTATTTCATTGCTATTATAATTTGGTAATACTGAAATTTCAAAATCAATACCTATATTAATAATGAATGCATCTTTAATATTTACAGCATCAGTTAATATGCGGTAATAACCTAAATATGTTTTTAAATTTTCTTTGATTGCCAAATTTAATTCGGTTAATTGTTTAGATTCATTGTATCCTAACACATACATATTCATTGCTAATGGATTTGCAATTCTATTTGTAGTTGCCTCCGTTTGCGATAATTGATCATCTGGTACAATATATGCTTTTGCAACACTACCAAATTTTGCCGGCATTGAATAAGCACGTATAATATAATCATCTCTAGTTACTAAACGATTTTGAGTTGCAAAAGCAGCCAACGCATTATTTTTTACATCGGTTGCAGATTCATTTGATTTTGCCCCAGCTGCCGGAGTTGGGTTATTTATTGCAACAGTTCCTTTAATAAAATTAGTTAATCCAGCGCCAATAGATGAATTAATATCATCATGAAATTGTATTTGATCAATCGTTGTAATCACATTAGCAATAACATTATCAGCAATCCCATTTGCTACAGAATATGTTACAGTTAATGTAGTATTTGCTGGAGCTTGTCCGTATGTTCTAGTATATAAAAAATTAGATGGATCAATATCAATATCAATTGTACGTCGAATATTGGCTAATCCATTTCCTACATTATCTGGATTTGGTAATACCTCTTCATCGTTATTATCAGAAATACCAGCGCCAAATTGCAATTCTAATTTAGTATCACTGCGTAGTTTTGTTATAAATCTTTTTGCAGTTTTTCTTAATTTTAATAAATTTGGTGCACCAGAACGATACACAGAAAGTTCCGGATCATTTTCTATTAAATTTGGAACTGATTCAAATATAGTATCTTGTGCTAGGTATGGAACCTCATACCAATTATCGCCATCTGATTCTTCTACTGATATAATTTCTACAATGTTTGTATCGGCTAATACAACTTTGTCATATGGTAATGGTGTGCTAAATGTAAATTTTTGTGTTCTTACATCACCAGAAATTGCCCGAGCTGATTTTTTAAGAAGATAATATGTAGGTAATTTTGTAGCAGAATCCACATCATATATAGTTACATCGGTAGAATCTGCCGACGATGAATACATAAAATTAATAGTATCCAATGTTCTAAAAGTAGCTGGTCCATTGTTTTGTTTTACAACTAACCCAGGTTTTATTGAAAGGGCATAATTAAAATCAGGACGAACATCTACTCCTGTACCTATTGCTGGTACTAGTTGAAATACATCTAAATCAACAGATGCCGGTACAATATTATTAGGTTTATATCCTAACATACGAGCAATGTCATATACATTTTCCCGTTCCGTTGCATGTTGTAAAAATGATTCTTTTAAATTAGTATCTGCATGAAAACTAAGTACGTCCCCAACATATGCTGCCATTTCAATAAACATACTACCAGGTGATGATGTATCAAAATCAGTGTATGTATTTGGAAAATATTGTTTAGCAAAATCAATTAAATTGGTTCTAAACTCACTAAAATTTTTTGATAAGTATGATATATCTTTTTTTGTTTCCATAAATTTCCTAAATTACAACTGTACTCGTTGCCGATACCGCACCCGTAGATAATCCAGTAATATCTAATGATTGTAAAAAATTATCATCTGTAGAAAATATAATCTTAATTTCTATTTCGTGTTGCAAGTCTGGATTATCTTCTGCAGTAGTAATAACAATATCAATAACATTAATTTGAGGAAGCCATTTATTTATTGGAGTTCGAATTAAGTCTTTTATGTTATCTTTTAAATCATTTAAGTTTGGTTCAAATAAAATATATAATAAATCCGATCCATATGTAGGTACGCCATATCGTTCTCCTATTTTTGTTAGTAATAAATTTTTTAAATTATTTACTAGCTGATCTGGATTACTAAGTAATGTTTGAAATAATGCTGTATTTTGAAAATTTAATCCAATGCCAATTGGTAATTGTGGACCAAATAATGAATTATTAGAATCATTTGTTACTAATGTATAGCCCATTACTTACCTTTCTTTTTATCTATTGCTTTCATTAGCGCAGAATAATCCCGGGTCATAGCTTTTTGTATTGCTGGATCAACTTCAAATACTTGTCCCGTTTCGGGATCATTCATTACTTGTTGTGTAGCAGGTTGTTGTCCTGTTCTAAGCATTCCAAAACCTTGAGCATCTGCAGATGTAAATGATAAATCTTGATAATTTTCATTCATTAACTCCGAAAAACTAGAAATAGGTGGTGATGCATCTTTCATTGACGGGGTACTATTTAAAATATCTGCAAATCCTGTCTTTTGAAATTGAACTTTGTTTTTCACAGGGGGGGTTGCCACCGGTTTACTTGTTACGCGACTAACTGGTACTTGCGGTGCAGATTTTATCTCATTGATAGTTGATTGTAGTCCGTCTCGAAGTATTTCAGTCAATTCTTCTTTAATAACATCACGTACGGCTATTTTAAGTGCTTTGATTAATGTTTTTGAATCCATATAATAACTTTATTAATAAATATGAATGAATGTAAATTTGATTAGATATTTATGCCTACGCCCCAACCTATACTTGTTTTTGGACCATATATTTTTTCTTCGTCGGTAGAAATATAATAATCATTGATATCTCCTGTATCAACGGATGGTGTTAATACTCCAGCTATTACTTTACTAGGGGCTTCTTTAAGATTTTGTAATATATTTAATTGTTGTTGTAATAAATCTTGTATAATTGCAATTCTATTTTCTAAATCGTCATCTGATACATTTAATATTGTATAAAATTGTGTTGGTGCTAAAGAATCATAATCTAAATTGATGGCATCCAATTCCGCTGCAATATCTGCCGTTACATTGAACGTATCACTGTTACATATAGATGCTAATTTATCTATTGCAACTGCCAATGATTTATTAATTAAATCAAGCCTAGAATTGACACTAGAAATTAATCCTTTCAAAGATGCGGTTGATGATTTAGCATTAGTACCTAAATTATCAAATGTATTAATTAGTTCAGTTACTGGACCAGATGGTACACCTGGTACTGAAGGAATTACCAATTGAACCGTTTTTAATATTTTTGCAACGGTGGATATGGTAGTAATTACTGGTACAATATTATTAATAGAATTTAATCCTTGTTTAATTGTAGTAATTAACTGATAAATTTTTTGTAAATCAGATTTTAATTGGGCAACTTGTGGATCAGAACATTTTGTTTTTGAATTAAGTTGCATAACTTTATCCGTAAATTTAGTTGCAATATCAGAAAGTTGTTCTGATTGTTTCATTAACAGCGGTATGATTCGCTGTATTAAATTTGCCGGTATTGTTGCTCCTATTGCCATTAGTTTTTATATTTATCAACCATTATGTTGTAATTTTTAATTTGTTTTAATAATGTACCGGCATCTTGTAATGCATTGTATACCGGAGTAGATATCTTACCACCAGCATCAACAAAGCCCATACTACATACATCAATTAATTTTTGTATTAATTTTACAACAGCATCAGTATGCAATAATGGTTCTTTCTCCCGAGAACTGCCTAAATATATTTTAGGTGAATTTATTTCAATACCAGTTTGAGAATCTAAAATAACAGAATCAGTTTTTGCTTTTAATGTAATCCGATCGGCAGTTGCAATTATTTGTGGATACGCATAGGCTGATTCAGATGCTGCCTGATTCAATTTATTATTTAGTTTGAAACTAGGCAGTCGTTGTGTGCTTGTTAAATAAATTGATGCCGGATCTTCTTGTATATTTTCAACTACAAATTTTCTATTAGGTAAATTCCGTTGACCGTTTGAAATTATAATAATTGGATCTCCTGGTGTATTACCTAACCACGGAGTCGGCAACATTGCAGCTGAATAATTTGTAGTGCTACTCAATCTAATTGTATTACCATACCGACCTTGATGTATAATGTCACCTTCATATGGTTGTAATGGAGATATAGATGCAGTAGTAAAATTCTCACCGGGCTTAACAGACTCAACATCCGAGTTATTAATTGTATCGCGATATGAAATGCCGGGAACTAAATTTGAATTAATATTAGATTGTATTGCATATGGTTGAAAATAATACCACTGTATTCCGGTATTATTCAATGTAGTTTGTTGATTATATGCATTGAATATTAAAACATGTTCACCAATCAATGGAATTTGCAATGCATTCATATTGATTGGTCTAGCGGTCCGAATATCCTTTTTACTTGTATATCGATTAACAGTTTGAACTTGAATTGAAAATAGCTGATCAGCATTTCCTGCCTGTGTAGTAGAAGCTTCAATGTAATTTAATGAGCCATTGATTCCTATTACTTCTGCTAATTCAAGTTTTACCTGTTCGTGATTAGTCATTTGATAACTTTTTCTTTGCTTGATCTATTTTAGATTGCATAACTCGATCTTGTTGATCTAATTTTTGCAAATCTTCAATTTCATCAATTAATTCCGTTTCCAATGTAGATTCTGCAATTCTAAGTAATTGCAGTTTTTCGTCATCACTTAAAAGGGAATCTGCTCCCGCAATAGTTTGTTGAGTTGAAATATAGCGTTGAACAATTGCAGTTAATTTTACAAGATGATCATCATTCTTAACTGCAACGTCTAGATATTCTTTGATTAGTGGTACTATGATTGTAGCATCAGATGCATTCCGGATCAACGGTTGCAACTGGGCTATTAATTGTGTAATTTGTCGGTCTTTCTTTTTGCTGTTATGATATACATCAGACATTAAATCTGCAAAAGATGTACCTTTAAATAATTCTTCGTTTTTATCCATAATGAGACATTTATAAATATAAATATCAAAACGGCAATTTTATGAAGTCTGTTTGTTCGTATTCTTTAAATTTGGTATCGTAAATTTGCTTAAAAGTTTTAATTACCCGGGTAATATTTGTAGTTGCTAAACCGGTACGTTCCCGTATAAAAATATACAATGCCTTTTTATTAAAATCTTCAATGTTTTCTCGAGTTTCAAAAATATGAAGTATTGAATCTGCTACATGGATATCGGTTGCATTATTAAAAATATAATTTAGATTATCATAACAATATTCAATATACGCATCCATAAAGTAATGCAATGTTTCCCGCATTTCGTCATTGTGAATTTCCGTGATAATATTGCGTTGTTCATCAATATCTAAAGTTTGTGTAGTCTGTTTAAGTTTTGCATATGCTTTTTGATTTTCACCTATTAAATAATTAAATGAAGTTCTTGTATAATAAGAATAAGCCTTTCCAGCATTCGGATTAAATTTATCTAATCGAGCCGTTAAAAACGTAACTAGGTCAGTTTGTAAATCGTAAAACGATGAATCAATATAACCTGGTTTCATTTTATTAATTAGATTTTCAGCTAGTTTCATAAATGCTGGATAGATAAACCGTCGATATATTTTTTCTCGTTTTACCATACTATCTGATTTATTATAAGCACTAATAGCTATATCAGTTATCTTGGTAAAGTAATTATTACTTTTCTTCTTTGCGCGCTTCGCCATCAAATTCCGTTTTAAGATTAATAATTACTTCTTTCAACAATGAAAACGTTGTTCCGGCTTCATCATCTTGTTCAAATGCACCAATGCGGTCAATTTCTTGCATTTTAGTATAGGATTCACATATTTTAGAATACATGTACATATTTGTCATTTCAACGGATTCATGATGATCATCACTATCTGCTAATAAACCTGCTAATACATATGCTCTCCGAGCAAAATATCCAAAAGCAATTGCAAACGCAATGCTTGTTATCGATAAAAATATTGTCATTATTGGAATGCTTTAAAAATTTCATTTAATGATTCTTGAACTGCTGGATTATTTTCTGCTAAGTTTTTTAATCCGTTACTTTTTTGTGTTTTGCTTTTATCTGCAACTGGTGCTGGAGAAGAAGTTTTTCCGTTTCTCCAACGCTCAAATTCAATGGTAGATGCCATATGATCTGCGTGATGCAAAATAATAGGTAAATTTGTTTTTAATCTGGCTTGGGCTGAGCGCGCAATAAAATACGGTTTATTTGCTTCATCATATAAACCATCATGTATCTTAATCGATTGGTATTCTGTCCAAGACATTTTTACATTGTATTCCTGTAACAACCAAATTGAAAGATCTGGTACCATTGTGAAAGGAATATTGGAATTTGTCTTGTAAAGTTTACCTTGATTTTTACGATGCCAATCCGAAGTTTCAATTTGATATACTTCATTGCCTTCCCCGGGAAAACCTGCCTTACCTAAATCATGATGCATTGCTGCAAACAATAATTCTTCTTGGGTATATCCGGTCATATCAGCCCCCATTGCAGTCCAAGTATTATGCAATGTTACTGCACAATCCATTACTCGAAGTACATGATCAACATAGCCACCGGCAAATGCATTGTGAAAATGTTCCATGGAAGATGCTGGCATAAATACCATACGATCTTCTAATGCATCATACATTTGGTTTAATGCATCTTTACGGGTAGGAAATGAATCATTAACCAATTCGCGGTATCTTTCCCAATTGGATTTTATTTTTTCTGCTTCAATCATAACTTTTTTATTTAATATATGTAATTATTTGCGTAGTTCCAAGACTTTGCCATTTACTAGCTTTGATGTGCATGTTGAGCAAGTTATTGCTGTAGCATTTTCATCAACACGATTACATATATCAGTGCAATATTTACATTGCATTTTTTTAAAGCCTTTCGGCACATAACTTTTTGTAACTTTCATATTATTCTCGGTCTACGTAATATATTGCCGATTCTACTTTTTTTAATGCCCTGCTTAAATTATCTAGCGTTGAATCTTTGTCAATTTTGCCTTCTGTAATCATTCTACCCAATAAACGTATAATTTCACGTGTAGCTTCTAAATCATCAGTAACTTTGTTTTTGTAACGGTAATGTGCCATTGTAACCCTTTTATTTTATTATTAATACTATATATAAATATGTTAATCCACAATTAATGCGGTATTTTCTTGACAACACGTAACACCTAATTTTAATAACGATTGCTCCTTAGCCTTTGCTTCTACCATAACATCTAAGGTATCAACACCATATGTATTAGGTAACTGCGTAATATAATCTGCATGGGCTTGTTCTTTGATCTTGGTAAACTCTTTGTATTGTTTTTGAAAGGTAGGCCATTTAGCTAAATCTTCTATTGCAATATTATGATGGGCAAACATACGTTCTATTAGTATTTGAGACTCTCTACGACGTGACTCTGAATAGTGGGTACATTGGGTTATGTTATGCCGATCCCACGTCTCGCGAGCTAAAAAGAAGGCTTCACGCTCGGTTAAGTCACCAGTATTGAAAGTATGATGCCAATAATCAAATGTAATTGGAATAGCGGTTGGAACATGCAAATACTCATATAATTCTCGTACGGAATACATGGAAGCCTTATCATCATTTTCTATGACTAAACGCGCACGACAAGATTCTGATAAACGATAATAGTTGGCTAACCATCGGGCAATAGTACCAGGCTTATCATTGTAAGTGGCACCAACATGTATATTAATCTTATTTTCAAAGCTAGGCGTAAAACCCATAAGATCAAACAACTGGGAGTGGCGTTCTAAACTAACAATAGAGTTATCAACAATTACAGCATCCGGACTACCTAGGATATGAAACATACCAGGATGCGTTGTAATGCGATGACCATGTTGCTTGGTATAATCACCGGCTGCACGAAGATACTGAGTAATTTCGGCAATACCTGGAAGGTCATGCAACTCATAATGATTCCATCGCGGAAACAATTCAGAGCCTAAACGGAATAGACGAATGCCATTCTGCTCGTTCCATTTAAGTATAGTTAAAAAATCTTTTGCGTTTGCAAGTGCAATGTCAGAAGCTAATTGCATACCGCCAATTTTAAATTTGCGTTCAATCATTGTACGACCGGTACGGATACCAGATGTAGATAGGTGCATACAATTGCATGCATAGCCATAACGTATCATAAAAATAAATTAATTGATTATATTATATAATATATAAAAATTAATTCACATTTCAAATTTTATATTTACATTTTTCTAAATGAGCTCGTTTAATTACTGTTGTTGTGTTTGTTACGTTACAATAAGGACATGTTACATATTGTACATTATAATTTCCTCGAGACTTACCTGTACGAGTTTCAATTGATTTTTTAATTTGTTCTTGTATTCGTATATCATCCTTAGTTAATCCAGTATTCCATCTAACGACATTTGCATATTTTGCAACTCGTACATCATCTTTAGTTAAACCTTTATTCCATGGAGGTGTACCTTTACGTGTACTATTTTTTTTCATTTTAGCACGTACTTCTTCACTATGTTTTTTACCATAATAATGATTTAGTACTCCGGTATTTCGTTTTGCAAATTCAATCCGCAAATATTCATATTCACGAGCAGTTAACGAAATATTTCTATCCGGTGAATTTAACATGGCCATGGCATAATATCCTTTAAATAAGCCATGATGTTCTGGATGTATTTCATAAAGTAGTTTGTGAATTATGAAATGTTCTCGAGCTGTTAATTCAACCAAATTTGTTGAATCATTTGTCCCACCCATACATTTTGGAACGATATGATGTCGTTCTTTGTAACCAGTTAATACTCTTGTTCGTGCTCGTTCAATAATCAAATCATGTATTTTTTTATAATCCATAATAGTAAGTAACCGTATGCTTTTCGAGGTGGAAGACTCTACTAAGCATACGGTTTTATTAATATTTTCTACTAGTAGCTTCCACCCTACGAATATAAATATATAAATTAGTTTTTTTTTAGATGTATATATTTATATAAAAGAAAATAACCCTAAAAGGATACAAAAACAATGAAAAACATTTTAGCAGAAAATTTACTTCGATTCGGAGTAAAAAATTTAAAAGAAAAAGATAGAGCGGTATTGTCAGAAGCTTTATTATTAGAACAAATACAATTGGTTGATGCTGCAGTAAAAGCATTAAATACATTAACTGCAAAAAATCCATTAGCAGTTGGTGGTGAGGGCGGAGGTGGAACTGCAAAATTTTGTCCGACTATATCAATAAGGTATGTACCAGCCAATCCCGGCCAAGACGCTAACATCAAAGGTGGAATTCAACCTGCAGAAATTAGAACGGGGAATCTGAGTGGAGCATATGTTATAGCTAAAACAAACAAAATAACTAATGCGCCAGGCACTATTTCCGGAAATTATTCAGTAGTAGGCACGGTACAGCCAAAAAAAGAGTGGTTAACGCTACTTAATACAGATGCTAGACCCTATTCTGTTGGATTATTTTCAACTGGTCAGATTGCGCCGGTCGGCGCTAAGCAAGCTAACATGTTAACAAAAGATGAGTTAAAAAATACTATAATAGCACATTTAGCTAAATTTTATAATCCTAAATCCGTTTTTAATAATGTCTCAAAAGCAGATATGATGGCGGTAACTAATGTTAAAGATACTAATATGTTTTCTAGTGCAATCGATACTTTAATTAATGCCTTAGATGCATTAAGAATACCTATAGTAAATAAAACGGACCCATCAAAAGTAATTGAATGTAAAATATTTCAAGCGTAAACAAAAGTATATCATTATATATAATGAATAAAGCGGGGCGTGCCCCGCTTTTTTACGTAAAAAAATATATTATTTAATTTTTATAACTCCATTAGTTTCTAAAACAACCCAAGTTATATCATCATCGCCATTATAATACCAAGAATAATAACTTGTATTTGTTTTTAAATCTAAAATTTGATAGGTATCAAACGGTTTACCGGTGCGTAAATCATAATCTTCCAATATTATTTCAATTCTAGTATTACTAGTTTTTTGATATGATTTAATTTTTAATATACTACGTAACTGATTATCTTCATAGAATCTAGATTCCATTTTGTTTAAATCTAATTCTTTTTTGCCATTACCAGCAACGTCAAAAACTAAATTACCTGCTGCGGCAAATTCTGGTATTCTTGCATTATCTCCGTGAAAGTTAAATGCTTTGGTTCTATTCCAAGTTACGGTGATTACTTGTGAAAAGCTTACGGTGCTAATCAATGTTGCGAATGCTAAAATGAACTTTTTCATGTCTCTAATTTTTAAATGGTTAACTAATTATTTATATTCTTATTATATAAAATAATACAGTACTATCCAACCAACGTAAAAACTTTTTTTGAAAATTTTAATCTTTTTTTACAAATCCATTTAAGAAATTTCTTTGTCGTTCGATTGCAGTGTCAAGTTCAACGTTTTTTCGTTTTTTTGTATTGCGTTGCTGCACTCCATTATCGCTAGGCCGAACATCATTCTCCACCCTATTAGGTCTGGTGGTGTTTGATTTAGTTTTCCGGATAACGTTATTAGCAGTCCCTCCGTTGCTGTTATCATTGCTTCCGCCTTCATTTTTTGGCCTTGCGGTGTCTCTAAAAATTTCTGTATCTCTAAGGGGTTCTGGTCCGGAGTCAATTCGGTTTTTAAGTTTATTAACTCCATAACCGGTTGTTTCTTCGAACAGGATGCATCCAACATGGTAACTTGTTCGATACGTTTTGATTTGAATACCACACGGATACGTTGTACCGAACGATAGAATACTGTATTGAATACCCCAACTAACTTTTTTATAAGTTTTAACATAACCATATTTTTTTGCACCTAGCCAAGTAAATAAAACAGGCTCTCCTTCTTTAAAGAGAGCCTTATTAAATTGTTTTTCTACGCTTTCAGGTACGTTAGATTTTTTTGCCATTTTGTTTAATTAAAACAAATACCACTAATTTGATCTACAATATAAAATATACGCATATATCGAGTCATTTTATCTTTGCGGAACATTTTTTCTTGTTCAATGTCTCGTTGCAATATGTATCCCGATTGCATGAACCGATTAATTACGTGACGCATAGCTCTTAAGCTATTTGCCTCTACCATAATAATTTCGTCATCAATCATTACATCTACTCGATCATAATTCTTAGTAGTTTTGTCAGGTTCGATGTTTGTAGTTTTAACTGCTGCTTCTGGATTATCTAATGCTTTATGTATTGCACTAAAGAAAGATGATAAATCGATTCCAACTGTGGCAGTTGCATATAAATTGAATACATAATCTAAACGGTCTTGTTCAGATAACGTTTTAAAGTAATTGTATTCTTCCCGGGAAACATTAATTGATTCGAATTTTGTTTGCATGGTCGTTCTCCGTTTTAATTACAAATAATGCATCAATTTCAGTTACAGGTAACCGTTTAATTTGAGCAATTTGTTCTCGTGCTTCGTACAAACCCGTTGCCATTACACGACCAATTGGTTCTTGTTTAGAATCTTGTTTATATGCGTATGTATACGTATTCATTATACTTATATATATAGTCCTAATTCATAAGCCCGCATACAACTTGTCAAAGAATCTCGCAAAGTTTCCGCTAATTTTTCTATTTCGTGGGGACGTAAATTCATTGTATATGTTTTAATATCTACCGAAAAGGAATCTTCTGGATTTGCATTATAAGTACGATTTGCTTGATCCAGTATAGATTTTTCAAATGCAATTAAATCTTTGTACTTCATTTTAATACTCGTTCCAGCTACTTGCAAATAACCAATTGTACAATTCATTGGATCTTCTTTAAAGTTCTCTGATGACATTTTATCTTGAAATACAAAATCAATATCTGCCCAAGTGTCGCCTAATTGTTTTCTTTTCTTGTCTGAAATACCCCAAGGGTGATTTACGCTTTTTATCATGTTGTTTAAAATTTATAGATGTTTACAGTATAGACATCTCGTGAATAATTGTTTCTAATTGTTACGTATTGATATTTTTCAATTAACATATCCAACATTAAACCAGGATGCACATAAAAGAAGCCTTCGTGGTGTGTTGTGTTGATTGGATTAAGTAAATTGAATGATACTACTTGAGTTGCTATATTATACAATAAATCAACATCATCAAATAATTTTGTTAAATCTTCATTTTCTGTTTTGCAACGACGTTGTGTGAATACTCCTGATGCAACTACCCAGTCATGTGGATTAAATTTAGCAGTTTCAAAAGCTCCAATATTAATCTTTGTTAGACCCCATTTTTCTTCGCCTAGCTGCGTCATGATAGGATTATGGTCAATGGCATTATATACAATGATATCGCCTTGTAACGCAGCCAATTCGGATGCTACGGCATATAAATCGCATCTACCACAACCAATATCTAATAGACTGCCTCCATTAAATCCAATTAATAGATTTTGCATTAAGAACCGTTGTTCTGCAGTAGTATTATAACCAACTGGTGCAGGACTATGCATCATATAATCCGGATCCGTTGGTTGCAATGTATCCCAAATATCATACTGTTTACCAGAATAATCTAAATTCTGCATAATTTGATTGAATATTTCTTCGGTTTTCATGTATCTTAGCTTGCTCTAACGATTGGTAACTGATCATTAGCTAGCATTTCCTTATAAGGAATGGTTGTTTGAATCATACCAGATTCACATAATAAGCTAGATAAATGCTTGTTAATATAGGTATTATTGGACGTATTTGTATTTACCATGGTAAATGCACTGCGATTTTCTAATAATACGTCATACATGATGCCTTTGTTCACAATAAATGAATCTAAAACGACACCTACATGGTTGATTTCTTCACGAGTAACAACCACCGTTTCACCAATTCTATATGGCATTATTCAATAATTTTAATGATTCTATTCGAAGTCACTGATTTTACTTCAAAATCAAACATAACGCCTTTGAAGTCTAGAATTACTTTAGCCTCTGCTTCTGTAACTGATAATGCTTCTACTAGATACGTTTCTGTAACTCTTTTTTCTTTTGTTCCTTTCGGAGTGTCGATTGTTTCAACCAATTGCACTTTTGCTGTGTAATAACCCATTTTTAAAAATTTAATTTATAACTATTTCTTATTTAAAATATATGAAAAATATTGGTGATTTCCAATTATTTATCAGCTAATATTTTATTTAATTTTTTTTGTTCTCGGTGCATTTCATATGAGCGACGAATTTGTTTTGAATCCAAATCAAAGTTAATCATTAAATTATCTAAAATATCAGCAATTAATCGTTGTTTCTCAGAAATCGTACGTTTCTTTTTTGAAAATGTATCAATTATATTATTTAGATGTGCAATAAATGTTCTAGGCATATCTTTAAGGATTCTTGATTGCTTAGTATGTATTTGATTTATATCTTTTTTTTCAGATATCAATTGATATGTTATTAACGATGATTCTGTTAATAAGTCACCATAACCCATAACCCATTCCATTGGTGGCCCGGGAGGCATTGGTGGAGGAGCTCCTCCCATATCTGATGGTGGGGCGGCACCTCCTTCCGGTTGCGATTCAGCTGCCGCTTTGTCTTCGGCTCCTAAACCTTTAACATCATCTAATGACAATTGTAATTCGAGTGTATAATCAGTATTACGGCCGAAGCCAGTATATGCAACAATTTTTACAATTCCATTTTCAATTAATCCTGCTAATATCTCCGGAGTTAAGTTTAAGTCTTTGCCGCTTCTACTAATAAATTCTCTAATACCAATATCTGATGTCGAATATAATATACCTAAATGGTTTGACCCATAGGCATCAAATTTACCTAAAAATCGCTCTTCTGCTGGAGTAAATGGTGATTCTGTTGCAGCAGATGGCGCATTGTTAGTTTCTAATGATTTTTTCTCTGCTTGTTCAGAAATCATTGTATTTAACGTACGTAGTATATTATATTCGTTTATTGGTTTCATGCTTTTTTAGATTCTGCTAATTGAGTTGATCTGTATTTGCTTGATAATTTTTTTAATTCGTTAATTGCCTTACGAGCTCTAACTCCCGCTGCTTTAACTTGTTTTTCTTGAAAACGTTCGTGATTTTCTTTGAACGATAACCAGTGCTGTTCCATTTGTTCGAAAAGTTCTTGTGATGTCATGTTAACCTTTTTATTATTTATATATAAATATTGATTCAACAGAATCTATCCATAAATAAATGAATATTTGTCTCTGTTGTTTCAATTGTAGTGTATCCAATTAATTCAATGTAAATTTTAGAATTATTTTCATAAATTCTGATGATGTTATCAATATTAATAAATTGGAGCATTTGTTCTCCATCAATTATTACATGTATTGATATGAATTTTCTCATTAATCACCAGTATAAGTTCCACCGGGATAATTTTTATTTTTTGTTGGTGCGCCAATTGTTCCGGTAAATGGTGTAAATGATGAACCGTCTCCGGCTGTATCAACCAATTGATTATAATCAATAGTAATAGCAGGTGCATTAACTAGTATAAACGCAATTATATCTTTTGTAATAATTTTTGTTGATGTTAATCCAGCTTGTAATAATTTAACTATTTGATCCGTACGCAATTTAGGGCCAACACTAGCTTGGTACCAAGCTTCGTTAGGTAATTTACTTGAATTTTTCTGAATAAAACTAGCTAATGCCATTGGATTAATGTTATCTGGAATTTCAAATTGTGACAAATCGAGTCTATTTGTTATAACATCTGGTAATTGCATCCATTCTGTATTTGCATACTCATCAGCAAAATCCGGGCCCATATCATCATCAACGGACATTAATGCGGCTCTACGAACATCTATTGACAGATTTTTCCATAAATTAGATTCATTATATTCACGAAGAATTTTAGTAGCCCTAACTAATTCTTCTTTAAGAATTTGTTTATGTCTAGTATTTTTACTATCAAATATTTTCATTTTATTTCCAATTTATATATAAATATACACTATTTTAATTCTTTATTGATATTAGCACCTATAGTTTTATATATAGGATAATGGCCGTGTGGTTCTTTAAGTCCGCCAATAGCTGGACGTATAACAGTTACACCCATAGATTTAAATCTACCATAGAATGCATCAACTTGTTTTTGTGTAACGGTTGTTAATGCTTTTGACCATGTTGCTGTTACTCCATAATTTCCTTGTACAACTAATAATTTTGCCCTAGGGAATGTCATACGTAAATTGCTAACCAATGATTCAATTGGAGCTGCACTACTATATATGTCATTTGTTCCAATAACAATTATAACATTTGTAACACTAGTATTCAAAGGATGTTGTCCGACAGCATTACTCAACCAACTTGTACCTTTTCCGCCAGTATGCAATGATTTTACACTAGGAGTTGCTGATAATGGTTTTGCATCACATTGGGCTGCCACATATGGTACTAGAGAATCACCAATAACAATACTTTTGCTAGCATTTTTTGGTTGTTTTGTATTAGTAGTTGGAGTTACTGTTTTAACGGTTGGTGATTCATACGGCGTTTCTGTGCCACCAGTACCAAAACCAAAATATTGTTCAGCAATAGAAGGAGTTCCCGCAGATTTACCGCTTGAACCAGGTGCCGTGTATTCAAAATGAAGATGTGCTCCATATGAATGGCCAGTATCGCCAACGGTTCCAATAACAGTGCCAGGTTCAACTTCCTTTCCGGAAGCAACACCTACCGTTGTAAAATGTCCAAATGTACAAAATGCACCATCTGCAAATTTAACTTGTACAAAATTACCCCAACCACCACCACATCTAGGATTCACTGGGTTGCCCTTTGCATCATGTTCATCATTACAACCGGTATTAGTACGTACAATTGTACCTGCTTGTGTTAATACAACCGGAGTACCTTTGGATGCGTGATAATCAACACCTTCATGGGTTGGTCTAGCGTGTGATCGGAACCCGCTACTAGGATTATATTCTAATTTATGTGCATAATTAATTGCAGCAATAGTTCCTAGTCCTAATATACCGGCGCCAATGCCTTTTATTATATTCCCTGCAGCATCTAATACAGACACATCATCTTCTGCTGTTTCAGTTTCAGTGCCTTCACCGCCAACTAATTTATCATAAATTTGTTTTGATAATTCATATCTCGCATTAATTTTTGATTCAGTATCATAACCAGCTGGTCGTTCGTATTGCTGCATAAATATAGTAGATGATTCCTTTACATCATCATTCTCACGAATACGATCGTATACAGTTTTATAATCACCTAACAATTCTTTTATAAAAAATTGATATTCAATATCCATTGAAAGAGGCTCAGCCAAATCAGCTCCCTCAGCAGTAGCAAAATCAGCTAATGCCTGTTGCCGATTAATAGAAGTCCATTGAACTATACCATAACCAGTAACGCCATCTACTACCAATGGGCCTTTTACGCCCGGTTTGGTACCTTGCGGTCTAGCATTTTCAACTCCAGATTCAGCAACCATATTTCCTACGATCCCAGCTGCCTGGGCTTCTGTTAAATCTAAATCCCGCATTAAATTTCTAGCCATTGCTAATGCATCAGCACTAGTTCCAGCTTTTCCAATAGTAATTACACCATCACCAGTTTTTATAGATTTTTTATCTTTTTTATCAGCAGCACGTTCAATATTATTAAATTGTTTTGATTTACTACTAGAAAATGGAATTGCGTCTGGAGACTTAAGCCGTTTAACTGTTTTTAAATCTATGTCACCGGTTGGTAATAATCCATTTTTCAATTGAAAAGCAGCAACTGCTTTTTTAGTACTTAATCCAAATTTATTTGTACGTATTTCTGAAAATTTAATTTTATAACCTAAATTAACAAGTAATTTTTGTATTACTCGCAATGAATTACCGGTTATTAAATTATTTATTCCTGTAGTATCAATTTCAGAATCATCAATATTGTCATCTAAATTTTTAATTATATTAGTAAGTTTACGAGCTATAATAGCATGCCCGTCTGAACCAATTCTATCGCCATATACACTGAAAAAGGTTGACATTTCATCTAATTTAAAATCTAAATCAATTACATAATCAGCATCTGCACCTTGTTTTATCCATTGATTAACACGTTGCCGTTCGGGCTCTAATTCTTTTAAGCGAGTTTCTTGTTTTTTATCTCGAATAAAATTATATTGCGGAAATGTAAATATAATAATTGGAATATCTAAATTTTTACATATAGAAATTGCAATTTCTAAATTTTCAATTGTTTCATTATATTCGTTAGATTCGTAAATTCCAGAACAGAAAAATACAACTAAATCAAAATTGTCAGCAATATTACCTTGCAATATTTCAAGTAATTTATCAGAATTTCCTTGATATTTGAATTTAATATCACCGTTGATTTGCCTAGATGCTATCAATCTTTTTGCAAAACTACTTCGTTCTTTAATTTCTTCATCACCAATAAATAAAACGTTTAACTTGTTTGTATCAGCTTGTGATTGTTCTGATAATATATGATTTACCGTATTCATCTTCCCTGAGACACATATGATTTAACATAGTTTTTACTAGTTTTATTTTTACTAGTTTTACATTTTGCATGAACACCCGGTCTTTTAACTTTAGGCTTTGCTAAATGAGTTTTTCCGGCAATTTGTTTTACTTTAGCTGCTGACACGACACTCCTTAAAAATATGTTTGTTCAAAATATAACAATTCAAATTTATTATTTGTATCAACAAGCTCTGCCGCGTTTAATAAATCAGAATATTCAATTACCGATTCTGTTTGTCCGGTTCTATAGGTTGTTAAAAAATCAAAAG